GGACCGTGGGAAAAATCAATGAATAAGTATAGCGTATGGTCTAACGGTATAAATGATTTGGTTTGTTCGCAAGTATCCATCCGAGACGCTAATTTCATCGCCCACGCTCCGGATGATTTACGGTGGGCGTTGGATGAGATTAAAGTCAAGGATGCGGAAATTAAAGAGTTAGAATTGCAGCTTAAAACTTCAAGATATCACGGACTGAAGATATTTGATGAGGGAATGAGTTTGATTGATGAAGTCGAAGCCAAGGATGCGGAGATCGCAGCCTACGAAGCCATCGGCAAGCCCGGCGAGGTTGTAAATCCGGTACGATGCGAGGATTGTCTCCACGGCAAACCACACAAGATGGTTGGCAGCGGCGTCAGAGAACTAACGGGGATACAATGTACACTGCTTGATTTATTTCCGATGTGGGAAGGTGATTATTGCTCTTATGGGGTGCGAAGGGAAAGCGAGAAAGGGGGCCAGATAAATTGTTAAACAAGAAAGCTTTGCAGGAAGAAAATGAAGTATTGAAACTGGAAATTGAACAATATGAAAAAGCAATCCAGGAATTTCGGGAGGCCGAGATATTCATAAAGGAGCAACGAGATGAAGCTCGTAAAGCTCTAGCCGAGGAAGGGATAAAATGCAGAGCGCATATATCCGACGTATCACAGGCTAAGCAAGAAATAAGGGAACTCAAAAGAGAACTTGGTGCTCTAACCGATGTCAAGACTATTATGGCTGAACTAAAAAAATGCATCTCTGCGCCGAACAAATCCATAGAAGATAAAAATAATTCACTCATCGCCGAAAATGATTGTTTGAAATGCGACCTTCAGGATTTGCAAGCGGAAAACAACAGATTGACGCAAGAATTTCAACGTTTAGGATATCTGGAAGGCAAGATAGAAGCCTATGAACGGATGTTGTCGCTGAGTCAATCGAGATGTCCAGAGGTGGAAAATGCCAAATCGGAAAGCGAGGCATCAGATGACTGACATATCACTAAAAAAAAGAACCCAAGTATCCCCCATAACCGACCGCGAAAGATGGGACCTGTGGAACCGGATTTTGAATGGTGTCAGGCAGGCTTATGATATGCCGGTGCGACCGGCGGGGGAGAATCCGTATGGAGGGGGAATAGACCATGCTTAAAATCCTACAGTTCACGGCTTCATGGTGCCCGACGTGCCCACAGATGGATATAGTGTTGGCTGGGCTGCAGGGGCTCGAAAAGATAGAGCTAGGGACGCCGATCGGTGACAGGCTGGCCAATGAGCATCGGATTGGTAGCTTGCCGACGGTGATAGTTATGCGGGACGGGGAGCCGGTTTGGAGGAAATCAGGGTTGTTTCCGAGAGGCGAGATTGACGAGATGTTGGAGGGGTAAGGAGGTGGGGAATTGCCAAATAAACGAGATTTAAAACTTGACAAATACGGAATAAGCAAACACAGATACAGAGAGCTATATAATTTTTGTTTGCAATATAAAGAGTTTATCAGAGAAAAAAATAGTTGTTATAGCCTTGACAGTAAGAATCTTGACGGGATGCCAAGAGGCGGTGGCGTATCGGATACAACGGCCAATAAGGCAGAACGGGCATATAAATTAAGCAAAAACATTGAATTAATAGAACAGACGGCTATTGAGTCTAGCGGGGACTTGTATCAATGGATGTTGAAAGCTGTATCAGAAGATTTAACTTGGTACGATCTACAACCGCCATGTGGGCGAAATGAATTTAACCTAACCAGGAGGAAGTTCTTCTTTTTGCTGAGTTTAAAAAAATAGGTGCTATATAGGACGTCGTTTTAGTTTATTATGTTACTATGGGTGAAACCCAAGGAGCCAACCTCCCGGCTCCAACATAGTGGGCTATAGGCCCGAAGACAATGAGGTTTGAGCCTCGTATACCAGCCCGAGGTGAACGCGGATGTGGAGGGAGCGCCATAATGTGCGCTGTGTAGGGCTGGGTTAATATCGACCTCCTTCTAACAGCCCCGGTATATAGGTGATCAGCATGAAAGAGCCCTAGAATGTCTAGGGGATGTCTTTCATGATCGCTTGCCGGGGCGTAAAAAATGATATCCTGAGCAGTAAGCGCCTCACGATTCGAGGGTGGGCTGAGGCTTGGGGTTAAGATATATTGTTTCCCAACAGGTCCGCGATGACGGCGGCCAAAAACCGTATGTGCATATACAGGCTCTTGGGTAAGGGTTTGAGAGAGTATTATGTTTTATGGGAGCCATGATAATTTGATTACATGAGGTGATTAACATGAATAAGATCAGATTGTTAAGATTGATTTATGGAATCATTGTCATATCGTTAAGTATATGGTTCGGCTTAAATGGATCGTATGCCAATATTTCGATATTGGTATGCTTGGGTTTAATTGCGGTATTTTATTTCGCAGAACAAAAAGCTGAAAAAATAATTATTAAAAAAAATGATTGAAGATAAACAAAAGCAATAAATTTCAAGGGCGGTTGCTGATGTGATCGCTTTTTTGGTGGGAAAAATGGATTTAAGTGGGTGAGGTGATGGCAAAAGGCAAGTATGAATACTGGTTGACTGATGATGGCCTTTTGCTGCTTGCCGCTTGGGCGCGGGATGGGCTGACAGATGAACAGATAGCCGCCAAAATGGGTGTTTGCGTGGCCACTTTATACAACTACAAAAAGAATCACTTAGAGATTTTGGAGGCCTTAAAAAAGGGCAAAGAAATTGCAGATATTGAGGTTGAAAATGCTTTATTCAAAAGGGCCACTGGATATACACATAAAATTGTAAAACCTTTTATGTATCAAGGCGAGATTATTATTGCTGAATTTATAGAGGAAGTTGCACCAGATGTTGCAGCCGCGTTTATTTGGCTAAAAAACCGCATGCCAAAAAAGTGGCGCGATAAACCGATTGATATGGAATCCGGGTTTAATGAAATAAATCAGAACCTACAGACATTGGCCGAAATTCTGCAAAACCCCGTACCAGACAGGGAATTGCCAGAGGAGGAATAAGCAAATGCCAAGAGTTAGGTACAGTTCATATATTGTAACGAACAGCAGGACGGGCGAGAAAATTAATATTGACGATATATCACACAAACTATTTGCGGAGCCGGTCAAGCATGAAAAAACAGGTGTCGGTGATTATCGTTGCCCGTGCTGTAATGCAGCATTTATTGATGGCGTGGGCACAACGCCATATTGCGGGAATTGCGGACAGAAGATTGATTGGAATGGAACATGAATAAACCCGCTCCATTCACAGTTAAGCAACGCGAATATCTCATGCGTTGCATGCCTTCATGGCTCAATGTAGCCGAGGGTGGAAAGCGCGGAGGAAAGAACGTCTTGCAGACAATGGCGTTTTGCCTATGCCTTGACAATCACCCCAACAAGCTGCACCTGATTGCCGGTTATTCAACCGCGACGGCTCGGCTAAACATTCTTGATTGTGATGGATATGGGCTGACAAACTATTTTGAGGGACGGTGCAATACAGGCCAATACCAAAATCGAGATTGCCTGTATATTAAAAGTTTGACCGGAGACAAGATTGTGCTTATATCGGGCGGCGGAAAGAATGGCGACGAAAAACTTATCAAGGGCAATACATACGGAATGGCATATGTTACAGAGGCCAATGAGTGCGCCCAGGCTTTCTTGCAAGAAGTATTTGACCGTACACTATCCAGCGCAGAAAGAAAAATATTCCATGACTTGAACCCGAAAGCGGAAGGCCACTGGTATTATACCGACATACTGGATTTTCACACCAAACGGCAAGAAGCCAATCCGAATTATGGATATAACTACGGTCACTTTACCCTTGCCGATAACATGAGCATATCGGACGAGAAACTAAGGCGCGAAATCAATACCTATGACAAGGGTAGCATTTGGTATCAGCGTGACATATTGGGCAAGCGCAAACAAGCCGAGGGCCTTGTATATGACATGTTCGACCCGGCCTTACATGTTGTTCCTTCGACACCACGAAAATACACAAAATACTATGTCTCCTGCGATTATGGCACCAAGAACGCGACCGCGTTTCTGCTATGGGGTTACTGCGGCGGCGTGTGGTATTGCATCAAGGAATACTA